ACGGCGCGGCTAATGGTGGCTTGGCATATCCGCTGCAGTATGGCGTGGCGTCGGATGGTGCGACGGTGATGCGCTTGCCGAATCAGGGCACTAGCCGCGCATATCCGACCTACACCTTGTGCGGAGAATGGCCTGATGGCTGCACGCTCCGCTTGGCGTGCGACGGGCGTAATTCCACCATCGCCTATTCGCGCGCCATCCACACCGGCACACCAGTATTGCTGGACACCCGCTCCCGCACCGCCACCATGGGCGGCGTGGACGTGACCAGCGGATTATCACAGCGCGGGTGGATGACGATACCGGCCGGCAAGAGTCTGACGGTCAATCTCGCCACCGCAGGCAGCGGGTGGGTCAGCTGCTCAAGCCATGACACCTACATTTAAACGTTTTTCCGATTCGGAGGTGCAACACTTATGACCACGGCTTTAGGCATTCGTCCCGACGCGAAATTGCAGGGCGTCAGCCCTCAGGTGCATCGGCATATCATCAGCGCCCAGTGGGCCAGTGACGGCATCATTCAGGGGCTTACCGTGACCGGAGGCACAGGGCTCACCTACACGGTGAGCGCCGGTACCGCATTGATTCAGCCTGACGGCCAGAAGGGCGAGGCGGTGCTCGCTTATTGGCCGGGCGGCGCCACTCCCGCAGTCGCCGCCGGTAACGCCGGATTGAGCCGATACGACGTGATTTGGCTCCGCGCCCACGACCTCGACAAGGGAGACGCGGACAATCAGGTGGTGCTCGGCGTCACTCAGGGCACGCCGGCCGCTGACCCAGACGTGCCGCTCGACCAGGTGCCGTCCGATGTGGTGCGTTTGGCGGCCATGCTCGTGCCCGCCGGCATGACACAAACCAAATCGTGCAGTACGGATGGCGCGGAACGCTACGCCATGCCCTACGGCGCGAGCAAGGGTCTCATTGCGCGTAACGTCCGAAACTACGAGGGTCCCGCAAACATGGGCGACGGTGGGAAGGACTATTTCGAGCAGGACACCAGCTTTTATCTGCCGACCGACAGGCTGGTGGAGCTCAGGTACACGGCCACGGCGGCCGCCTGCCGACACGACAATCCCAAGAAGCCCACCGAGGACGCCACACAGATGGCCTGCTGGTATGTCGGCTTTCAGGTCGACGGGCATGACGTCTCCGGTGGCGGCGGCCAATTCCAAGTGTCCCGCGCGTGGCAGCAGGTGCATTTGAATGCGCTGGTCGAATTGCATGCCGGATGGCATACCGTGCGCACCCGCAACCATCGCGTCACGTGGGGCGAGAACGTCTATTTCATCTGTCACGGCGACGGCAAGGAGAATTACCCCGGCCGCACGCTCGAGGTGTGGGACCGTGGCGTGAACGTCGGCTAAGGAGGCGCACTCATGGCTTGGCGCGCGTATATCGTGGATACGATCAGCGGACAGCTCTTGTGTCCAATCGACTTGCCGAATTTCAGCTGGTCGGTCAGTGTGGCCGACTCATCGCTTTCCACCACGAAATCCAAGGGTGTGGGACAGGACGAGGTGAGCGGTCTCAAGGTGCCATGGACCGCGGTGCCGGCCAATTCGCCAGGCGAACGCTCACGACTCCTCGCGCCAGACCGGCGCAGCGTCGCACTCTGCTGGACGAGTCCGCTCGATTCGGAGGATGCCATCGGCACACCAATATTGTGCGGCCTCATCGGACAACGCAAGGACGGGCCACTCGACACCGACTTCAGCCTGACGAGCATTTACGGGCTCTTGGGCGACCGGTATCTGGTGCGCGAGGGAGTCTACGGCACTGCCAATGGCAGCACCAGCACCGACGTCATCAACTTCAACAATCTCTCGCTCCGCGCCATCGCGGCAGAGGCGGGCTGGATGTGCACCAATGCCAAGCCGGGCGGCGGCCTGCCCATCGACTGGCACTACAGGGGCGAAAAAGGCTCGCACCAGCGCGAATATGACAGCTGGGACATCCAGAATCTCAAATGCTCCGACGTGTGGGACAAGATCGCCAACGTCGAAAACGGGCCCGACCTGCAATTGCGTCCGAAACTCTCCGGCGACACCATCCGCTTCGACTTCCTCGCCGGGAGTGACGCGGATCCGAATATCGCGCAGGACACTATCCTCGAGCTTTCCAGCAGCCCGTATGGCGGCACCTTGGAAAACATGACCATCGACCACTTGGGCGCCGTGTACCGTGTCTACGCGTCCGGCTCTGGCACGGACAAGGCGCAGCTCTGCCACCTGTCCGAAGACCTGAGCCTCGTCAACGGCAATCATGAGCCATTCCCGCTCCGTGAGATGACCTACAGCGACACGGACGCCTCCGCCGCGAACCTGCTGCGCCAGCATGCAGGCGGCGTCCTTGCCGCGAATCACGCGCCGCTCATGCAGATCAAAGGCGAATTGCACGCCAATGACGTGAGCGTGGACGGCACGCCATTGCATCCACTCGGGAGCTTTTGGCCGGGCGAGACCATGCGTCTCGACATCCAAGGCTTCCCATCGCTTTCCGACGGCGTCTACGAGTGCCGTCTCATGCAGATGAGCGGCGACCAATCGGACAAAGTGAGCTTGATTTTCGACGCCATGGAGGATCCCATGGCCTGAATTTTTCGGAGGTACGCATGGCTTCTCATGTCGAATTGAATCCCGATGATAATGTCCTCGGCCTGAGCCTTGGGATGAAGGCCATGAGATTGGCCTTGACTCAGAAGACGCACAAGGTCGGCACCGTGCGCATCCCTACAGGCGGTAACACAGACGTCATCATCGGCGATGGCGCGCAGGACGGCGCGAACCGCATCGACCGGGACGGCAACCAGTTGCCGTTGGTGGACACGAGCGGAATCGACAAGGCGGCGCAGGACGCACGGAAGGCCGCCGATGACGCCGCCGCGAAGGCGGATGAGGCGATCAAGCAGGGCGAACAGATCCGTCAGGACGCCCAGGCGGGCATCGATGATGCGCGCAAACAGGCGCAGGATGCCGCAGACAAAGCCGACAAGGCGCGCTCCGACCTGCAAGCGGAGATGGATGCGAACAAGCAGGCCGCCGACAATGCGATCGCTAACGTGGACAAGAAGGCGGATAAGGCGCAGTCCGACTTGGAGGCGCAGACGGCTGCTCTCAAATCCAGCATCGCCAACGTGGATGCGAAGGCGGAGCAGGTCAAGGCCGATGCGAGCAAAATCTCGCAGAGGGTGGATGCTGACAAGGCCGCCTTGGACAAGAGCATCGCCAGTGTGGATGCGAAGGCTCAGGCCGCGAGCGACAAGGGCGACCAGCTGGCCGGGCAGATCAGTGACGTGACCACGACCGTCAACGGGCACACGACGAAGCTGGGCGAATTGTCCACGCGTATCGAGGGTGTCGCTTCGGATGGCCAGACCACGGTCAAGAGCCTGACCTCTTTGCAGCAGACCGTGACCGGCCTCAGCTCGACGGTATCGCAGAATACGAAGACCGCTTCGGATGCCATGAGCAAGGTGTCGCAGGTGGAGCAGACCGCCAACGGCATCAGCGCGAACCTGAGCAAGAATTACACCACCACCGCCGATGCCGATGAAAAGTATGCCGCGAAGACGGAGCTTAAGGCCACCGCCGACGGCTTGCAGGCGAATATCACGAGGTCGCAGCAGACCGCCGATGGTGCCGTGACTGCGGCTTCCAAGGCGCAGGCCACGGCGGACGGTTTCGGCGCGACCCTGTCCAAGGACTACCAGACCACTGCCGCGAGCGACGAGAAGTATTCGACGAAGGCGGATTTGAAGGCCACGAGTGATTCCATATCCTCGTCACTGTCATCGGTCAAACAGACGGCGGATGGCGCCGTGACCGCCGCGTCGAAGGCTCAGCAGACCGCGGATGCCGTGACTCTGAATCTGTCCAAGAACTACCAGACGAAGGCTCAGAACGATGCGGTGTATGCGACGAAGACGAGCCTGAAGGTCACTTCGGACTCTCTAAGCGCCAGTATTTCGTCTACTGCGAAGACCGCACAGAGTGCCGTCGATAAGGCGACGAATCTCGAAGCGAATCTCAACGGGTTCAAGACGACTGTCAGCCAGACGTATACCACTAAGACGGATTTCGACTCGTTGCAGATCGGCGGGACGAACCTCTGCCCGAAATCAAACCCATACAACATCAGCCTGTCCAATGCGAGCAAGGATTCGTCCGGCGTGATAACCGGCACGGTTCCGACCAACGCGAACGCCACGTGGGGCGCGAGTGTCACTCCGGGATACGCCACCCATCTGAAGACACCGTATGGCCGCCAGTGCGTCATCTCGTTCGACGTGTGGAGCGAAATCGCCGCCACGGTCGTCGTAGACATAAACAACATGCCGGAATCCGTAGCCGCGTGGAACGGCAACGACAACGATGGCTGGCGAGGAGGGGTGCAGCCTACTACTACTACTAATGGCGCCTTCGCCTGCTCCATCCCCGCGAAACAGTGGATACGACTGTGGGTAACCTACAGCAACACCAGTGCGAAGAACACCGGCAAGGTCGATATCTTCGACCAGTCTCACATCGGACTGCGACCGGCATCCGCCGCGTATCAGGTCAAGTTCAAGGATTTCAAGTTCGAGCTTGGCTCCCGGCCGACCGAATACAGTCCTTGCCCG